AAAAGGGAAAATATCTACAATATATCAGGTAAATCCCCTTATACGCAGACTGTTGAAAGGAGAGACATAACACATAAAGAGCGATTATTCGCTCAGTTTATCTCTGAAGGTATAGAAAGGACGGAAGCATACTTGAGAGCTTTTGAAACAAAGAGTAAACATTATGCCAAGGCACAGGCAGGTTTACTACTTAAACAGGAGAGAGTGAGGACAGTTATGAAAGAAGAATTAAGACCAGTGTTAGCAAAGTTAGGTATTAATGATACTATGGTATTAGAAGGTATCAGGGACGTTGCATTAGCTGGTGAAAAGGACTCTGATAAACTAAAAGCTTTATTTGAGCTTGCAGATATATTAGAGATCAAAGAGACGAAAAAGGAGATAACCGCTATTGGTGGTGCAGTATTTAAAGGTTTTTTGCCTGAAGATACTACAGTGTTAGAAGATAGAAAACAGCTTTTAGAGGAGAATAAAGATGCCGAGCTTTAGAACGCTTGACGGTCAAACACTGCAATATGGACAAGAAGGAACGTACCTTCCAGAAGACGAGAAGGCGTTCATCCTCAGCCTGGATAAGCAAGTCCGAGCAGCCGACCTCACAAATAAAAGTCACGCATCTGCTATTCAATCTAATCTGAATCAGATATCTAAAATACTAAAGTTAGGCTTATTGCCTGAGGATGGTGTTGTAGATGAAGAAACAGGTCAATCTCTACAGTATTTTGTAGATAATAGAGAGTTGTTTCTTGAGCATGGCATAACAGAACATATAAATGCAAAGAAGTTGGAACAAATGACTAATCCTGCATTTACAGAAACTGAATATGCACCAACAATGGACGAAATGAAAGCATTGGAGATAGACATTGGAAAACTCTACGAAGACGAAGGCGTTGCCTAAGTCTAATATAAAAAAAGAAAACGAAAGTATTATGAAGCATATCATTGATCTTAATGAGCGTATAGCTTATATAATGGATGCATTAAAATCACAAGCTGAAATGTTAAAAGAACATCAGGACTTGCTGGAACGTGTAAGAACTAGAATGGGACTGTGAAGGTAAAGATCAATATATGGCAAGATTTAGACAAAGCTACACATACCTGACCTATGTCTGGACAGGAACACCCAGTTTGGGAGTCGCATGAAACAGATAGAGGAGTTCGGGGAGTATTTAAAAAGAAAGCTAGTAAGCGAAGACGTTGACCATCGTTGGGCTACATGTCAGGCATGTCCTGAACTGATGCCTTCTAATAGATGCAAGCAATGTGGTTGCTTTATGAAATTGAAAACTAAGATCAGGGCAGCAAAATGCCCAATAGGGAAATGGTAATATATGGCTGAAGGTATAATAGATAAAATAATGCAGGCATTTAAGGGAATGGAAAAGGATGAGGCTACCCTTACTGCTATTGAAGGTGGTCAGCACATTGAGCTTTTTGGACCTGGCAATGAGGATGCCTACAAAATAGGGGGTGATTTCGATACTATTATTAAATCCTTACTAAATGACAAGCAGGGACAGAATATGTATGCACAATTGGTAGAATCTGGTGGCATAAAACAACTAGAATCCTTATGGATGATGGGTGGTTCTCCATTGTTAGAGTATAGTGATCAACCGCCAACAAACGCTTCATATGTAGGGAGGACAAATAGGAGAAAAATGAGTCCTCTGCAATCAGGGAGAGACGTTGGTACTACCTTAATACATGGCGGATATGAACGGGATTCTTATAGCAAGTTTAATGCATGGATTGCTGAATTATCTCACGGAATTGGCCATGAAAATCCCTCTATGATGAAGCTTGGTAAAAAGGGTGAAGACGATTTTTCGGGACCAACATCTGAATTTATTAGTGGCCTTGAGTCATTTCCAGAGCCACAGAGTCCCCAAGATTCCTTAGCGTTATATTCTGATTATTTGAAAGGTCTTCCTTCTGAGCTCCAAGGACCAAACATGCATGATATAGAAGGATCTATGGAACATACAACACATCGAGCAATACAGTCTGCTCTTTCAAGGTGGCTAACTGACAGTTTAAACATTCCGATTGGATTTGATAAAGAAACTAGAACAAATTCTAGGTTGGAATGGGGCTATGAATATTGATAGAAAGTGCTATGCATTGGTGGTTGGAAGAAAATTTAGATATCCCATTTAGAGACCAAACTCAATGGTAATAAAGGAGAAGTAATGGCAGGTAAACGATTAGATTTATTTAAGCATGATAAAGGACTTGGAGATACTGTTGCAAGGGTTATTCATAAGGTTACTGGTGCTAAACCTTGTGGTGGCTGTAAAGAGCGTCAGGAAAAATTGAATAGGCTAGTCCCATATGATCCTCATCATAATAAAGATGGAGAAAAATGATTAGTGCTATTATACTTTCCACATTATTAAATGTCGGTGAAATATTAGCTCTTCCTCTTGAAGAGCCGAAGATAGAAGCTAGAAGGAGAGGAAAGGAAAGAAAGGGTAGGAGACGTGGTGGAAATGGACTTAGATAAGAACGTAAATCTGAATTTCCATAATGTGTCAAAGGAGGAGGAGTCACTACGTTTGGCATATAAGGATCTTATATCATTTGGTAAGTTATTTCTGCCAGATGACTTTATGAGATCAGAGACACCTCCCTTTCACTATACTGTAGCTGATAAGATTAATGATAAATCTATCAGACAGACTGCATTTATAATGCCCAGAGGGCATGGCAAGACAGTACTTACTAAGGCAGATATAATGCGAGACTTTTGTTTTGCTGGCAAAAGAGTGGAATGGGATTTGGCAGAGAATAATGAACCCTTTTTTTATGGCTGGATATCAGCTACTGCAAAACTGGCTACTGGCAATATGGATTATATCAAGTCTCATATTGAAATTAATGAAAAGATACAGTATTATTTTGGTGACTTAAGAGGAAAGAAATGGACCGAAACAGATATAGAGCTTTCTAATGGATGTAAGCTCATTTCGAAATCAAATATCTCTGGCATTCGTGGCGGGGCTAAGTTGCATAAGAGGTACGACCTCATTGTATTGGATGATTTTGAAGACGAAAACAATACCATCACTTCAGACGCTCGTTCAAAAAACGCTAACCTTATTACTGCTGTTGTTTTCCCTGCTCTCGAGCCTCATACTGGTCGTCTTAGGGTTAATGGCACACCTGTGCATTTCGATAGTTTTATTAATAATCTTATTGTTAATCACGCTAAAGCAAAAGCTGAAGGAAATGATTTTTCCTGGGATGTCCTGATGTATAAAGTAATAGATGGAAAGGGTGATATCTTGTGGAATTCTTGGTTTGGCCAGGAAGAAATGGATAGGAAGAAGAAATTCTATATTGACTCAGGTCAACCACATAAGTTTTATCAGGAGTACATGATGGAAGTACAGAGTGAGGATCATTCTGTATTTAATAGAGATCATATCAAATATTGGGAAGGTTCCTTCTTCCATAATGATAATGATGGTATATCGTATATTATAGAGGAATCTGGTGATATATTACCTGTTACTGTATTTACAGGAGTAGATACTGCAACAGATATAAATAGGAGGGATAGCGATTACTCAGTCCTTATTACTATTGGCATTGATGAGTTTAATCGTGTTTACGTTCTGGACTATGTGCGTCAGCGGAGTTTACCTGTACTTGGAATTCAAGAGAATGATCAAAAAGGTATCGTTGACTATATATTTGAAGTTAATAAAGCATTTCACCCACATATGTTCGTTATCGAAGATACGACAATGTCTAGACCAGTTTTTCAAGCACTTCAATCAGAAATGATGCGAAGGAATGATTTTACTGTTAAGTTCAAGGAAGAAAAGCCTGGAACGAGACAGTCTAAAAGAGACAGGATACAATCTGTACTAGCACAGAGATTCTCTGTAGGACAGATACATATCAAAAAGGAGCACTACGATTTACATCATGAAATTATAACATTCGGACCACGAATGTCTCATGATGATACAATAGATGCATTGGCATATGCATGTCTTTATGCACATCCTAATGAAAATATAAAGGTAAGCAAGGAAGGTTCCTATTATAAGAAAATACCTGTTCCAAAGTCATGGATAGTAGCATAGGGGAACTAATGCTTAAGATAAGTAAAGTTATGAGCAGCATAGCAGACAGAGTAGCGAAACTTGAATTAATGGCTCATGCTCCCAGGAAGTTTGTCACTTGCGAGGATTGCAAACAACAAATAAGAGAGATAAAAAATGGCAAAGAAAAATAGCAGGTCAGATAAGACTGCAGATCGAATATTAAATTTATTCGAGATAGCTGAAAGTGGACTTAGACAACAATGGGAATTTATCAATCAAAAAGGTTGTGATTTCTCTAATGATAACCAGCTTTCTGCTGAAGAAACTACAGCTTTGGAAGCACAGGGAATGCCTACGTTTACTATTAATCGTATTATACCTGTAGTTGAGATGCTTAATTTCTACGCTACCGCCAATCGGCCTCGGTGGCAGGCTATCGGGGCTGAAGGTAGCGATATAGATGTAGCAGCAGTCTTCTCAGATATTGCTGATTATATATGGTATCAATCTGATGGATCTTCACT